GTAACAGAATCAATGTTTAGTAATTGTCCAAACGTTGTACAAATTACTGAAAAATCATTTAGACCATTTTTCTTTTATCAATTCCCAATTATAATTGCAACCCCACATCATATTTCAATTATGAAACAAAAATATGGTTTTGATTTTTTTGAAGATATGATTGATCACAATTACGATGATAAGATGAACGACAAACTAAGGTTTTTCGATATTTTCAGAGAAATAAAAAGAGTCTATGAAAATAAAGATAAATTTATTAAATTTTATGAAAATAATTTTGAAAGGTTTGAGGCTAATAAACAAAGGGTATTAGATATTTTAAAAATAAAAAGAGACTATATGTTCTTTAGTAATTTAACAAACAAATCATGAGCACACTATGGACATTTGGATGTAGTTTCACCGCAGAATATTACCCTGTAGGACACCCCTACATGACAAGCAAATATGACGAATATAAAAAATGTAGAAATAATAACCTTCCCGACGTTTGGCCAACATTATTAGCAAATAAATTAGGGTATGAATGTCAAAATAGAGCGGTTGGTGGTTCTAGTAATTATTTAATATTTAAACAATTTTTAGAGTTTGTACACTCTATAAAAAAAGACGATATTCTAATATTTGGATGGACAAATCCGGCTAGATTTCAATTAGTTAATGAGGAGGAAAACGTCTTCAATCAAATACAACCAAATAGTGTTGGTGGGTTTCCTGGTATAAGTGTATCCCAAAACGCAATAAATGAGGTATTAATTAATAGAACACACCATTTGTGGATTGAAGAGGTGTTCTCTTGGATGTTATTGATTAACATTTATCTAAACAAAATAGGTGCACACGTTTTTCATTGGTCTAGTGATGAACATATAACTATACAATTTAAAACCCTATTTAAAGATGATTATAGAATTATTAAAGGAAATGATTACGAGAACATTAATAGAGGTATTATGTCTGAAATTGAGGACCTCTGTAATAAACAACACGATAGACTAATTGCAAAAATTTCTCAAGAAACAAATGAAACCGTTAATGATGGACATTTCGGCGAATACGGTCACATCACTCAATCAGAGTATATGTATAACTACATTAAAGAATTCCTATAATGAGAATAATTTGTTTTGGTGATAGTTGGACCGCGGGCCATGGAGTTGAGACAGACGAGTCTTATAAAGAGATACCAAATCCCCCACTTTTTATTGAAAGACTTAGGGAACAGAATTCTTGGCCGAGATGGACGGCTGAAAAATTAGGGTGTGTATACGTAAATAACGGTGTTTGTGGTGATGGTAACAAATACATTTACAACAATGTGGTGGTTTCATTACAAAACGGTTATATCGATACAGATGATGTTATCATAATAATGTTTTCTTGGCCATATAGATATATGAGACATGATAGTGAAACCGTAATTGACATTTACAACATGTTAGAAAAAGAACTAATAGGTATAAAACATTTTTATTTTAATTCGTTTTACCCATCTTTTAAAGATTATGAATTCGACACTACCCAATTACCAAAATATTTCATAAATCCAAATGGTTGTGTTGCGGATGTACTAAGAGATTATGAAATAAAAAATGATATGAGTGTGTGGGAATATGGTAGTAGAAGTATATGGAATGATGAGAAAAATTTTTACGAAGGAGATTATCATCCAAACTTAGAGGGATATAAAATTATAGGTGATTACATTTATGAAAATATTAAAGATAAATTATGAGTCAAGAATTAATTTATAAAGAGGAAAATTTACTATTGTTTAAAAAATATTTGAAAATTTTTGAGAATAAATTAGAAAATTACATACCCGAGATTGACGAAAATTCAAACTATTATGCTTCACTGTTCGATTTAAGATGTTTACCTGAACTATTACCTATTGTAAAAAATCATTTATATTTCTTAAATAATAATAGTTTAGGTGTTAAGTGGGGATTACAAATTTTTCATAATAGTGAAAATGAATATTATTTAAAAAATTTGTTTAAAGAATTTGAAAACATTGTTTATGAAAATTTGAATATACCAAATTTTACAAGTAGACAAACTCACACTGAAATTTTGAAATCTACTGAATTTTGGAAAAAATCTATGGGAAATAAGATATTAATTTTTCAAAATGATTCTATGTTGCTAAAAAGTGGAATCGAGGATTTTTTAAAATGGGATTATATTGGTGCTCCTTGGAAAAAACCAAAAGAAGGTTGTTTTGTAGGAAATGGTGGTTTATCTTTAAGAACAAGAGACAAAATGATTAAAATAACTGAAAAATACAAATCGGATTACGGAATGTGGGAAGACATATATTTTTCAAAATATTTGTTAGACGATGGTTTAGCCGATTTGGAAAGTGCTAAAAAATTTGCAATGGAAGACGATTATTATTATGACCCCATGGGAATTCATAATCCAATAAAAATTGAAACTAATTTATTAAAAGAAATATTCGAAAAAAATGTACTTGAATACACCTTATAAAATTGATTACGATACAAAAAAGTATCCTTTTAGACAAATTGTTTCTCAAATGTTAGAAGTTTGGGAAGGAGAAACCACACCATTAGAAGAGTTACATACTTTAGAACACTATGATGTTTTGATAAGAGAAAAAGACCAATCAACTATTTGGCATAAAAGATATTATGATAAATTTAGAAAAGAATTTTTACCAACTTATTTGGAATTGGTAAATGATTTGAAAGAGAGATTTGGTTATAACCAAATCGTATATCAAGTTATACCAACATTCAGAGTTCAGTTAGCCAATGGAAACCTTGCAGTAGGTGAATGGCACAAAGATAAAACTTATAACCATGGTACAACCGAAGTTAATTTCTGGTTACCATTCGTACATACCAATCAATATAATACAATATGGATGGAGAGTAGAGAAAACAAATCAGATTATAAACCATATGAAGTAAAGTATGGTGAGATTTTAATATTTGATGGTGCAAATTTAGTACATGGTAATAAACCAAACGAAAGTCAACAAACACGAGTTTCTGTTGATTTCAGATTGATAGACCCAATAAAATTTGTACCAAATACAGATGGTTCAATCAATATGAAAACTAAATTTATGATAGGGGAATACTTCGATATCATGTAAGTTTTACTTTACTATCATAAAAGGTTTCTTTATATTTAAATTATATGAAAAATTATAAATGGCCATTAATAAACAATAATATCTCAGAATCTGATAGAAAAGTATTAGCGGATTTTATATTATCAAATCAAAGATTAACTAATGGTGATAAAGTAAAAGAATTCGAAAAATTATGGTCGAAATGGTTAGGAGTTAAACATAGTACTATGGTAAATTCCGGTAGTTCAGGAAATTACATTTCAATAGCCATGGTAAAAGAACTGTTAGGTATCGGTGAAGTTATAGTACCACCACTTGGTTGGGTTTCAGACGTTTCATCAATAGTACAACTTGGTATGACACCTGTTTTTGTTGATATATCAATGGATAATCTTTCGATAACATTGGAAAATATTGAAAAAGCAATCACACCCCAAACAAAAGCAATTGTTTTAGTTCATTGTTTAGGTTTTAATGCAATCAATGAAGAAATAGTAAAAATTGCAAAAGAAAAAGATATTCTTTTAATTGAAGATTGTTGTGAATCACATGGTGCTAGTTATAAAGGTCAAAAAGTTGGTACTTTTGGTGATATATCTATATTTTCATTTTATTTTGGACACCATATAACAACTGTTGAAGGTGGTATGGTTTGTGTTAAGGAAGATTTACACGATGACTTAGCAAGATTATTTCGTTCACACGGAATGACAAGAGAAAGTTCATTAGAATCTCAGCAATTTTTTAAAGAAAATTACCCACAATTAAATCCTTTATTCACGTTTGCGGTTGCTGGATTTAATATGAGAAGTACGGAATTGAATGCCGTTTTAGGTATTGAACAGATGAAAAGAATTGACTATAATGTTGAAAAGAGAAGACATAATTTCAAAGTTTGGTTAGATAATCTTGATTCTAGAAAATTCAAAACAGAATGGGATGATGGTGAGAATAGTAATTTTGCTTTACCCTTAGTTATGCATCCACATTACACTGATAGATTACATATAAATGATGATTACAGTAGTGTTTGTGATATTTTAGATTTGTGTGGTGTGGAGTACCGTTTAGGAACATCTGGAGGTGGTAATCAAGTTTTACAACCTTTCTTGGAAAAATATGAACATAGAATTGTAGGTAAATTAGATAATGTGAATTACATCCATAACAATTCATTATATATTGGTAATCACACAGATTTGACGGATGAACAAATAATTGAACTATGTAAAAAATTAAATGATGTTTAAAGATAAAAAAGTATTAATAACAGGTGGTGGTGGAATGATAGGAAGATCCTTAGTGAAATTGTTGTTAGAAAAGGAATGTAAAATTTTTATTGCAGATTTAACAAAACCATCTGATTTACCTGAAAGTGTTGAACACTTACAAGTTGATTTAAGGTTTTTCGACAATTGTTTGGATATCTGTAAAGGAATGGATTTTGTATTCCATTTGGCTGGTGTTAAAGGGTCACCAAAAATGTGTAAAGAACAACCTGTTGATTTCATGGTTCCCATGTTACAATTTAATACCAATATGATACAAGCAGCATATGAAGCGAATGTTGAATGGTTTTTATATACCAGTTCAGTCGGTGTATATGCTCCCGCTCAAATATTCAAAGAAGACACTGTTTGGGATACATTTCCGTCACCAAATGATAGGTATCCAGGTTGGGCAAAACGAATTGGAGAATTACAAATTGAAACATATAAAATTCAACATGGGTTTGATAGATTTTCAATAGTAAGACCCGCTAATGTTTATGGTCCATATGATAATTTCAATCCTGAAAATGCAATGGTCGTACCATCTCTTATTAGAAAAGCTAATGAGAATGATGTGTTGGAAGTTATGGGAGATGGTTCAGCAATTAGAGATTTTATTTATTGTGATGATGTGGCAAGAGGAATGATAATGGCCGTTGAGA